GTTTGAAGCAGGCTCAGCTTTCAAGCTCACCTTCAGAGGCAGGCGCGGACACTTCCACATCAAGGCCGTTGAAGGCGACATGGTGACCATCTCCCATGACGCGCGCCCCGGTGTAGAGATCCCGCCAATCCACCGCGATGAGCTCAGAGCGCTACTTGAGAAACAGCACTCTAAAGCCGAGACCAAGAGCCGAAAGAAGGCCCAGCGCAAGAAGCGCAAGAGCACCAAGCGCCAAGCACCAAAGACAACCGCGCCGAAGATCAAGCGCATGAGCGCGAGTGAGCGCAAAGCGCTTGATAGTGATCTCGCTAAAGCGCTCAGAGAGGGAGACGCAGACGCGGCCCATGAGCTCATCAAGAGAGACCAAATCGACTACGCCCAAACAGGAAACCGTACAGTCGATGAGTTGTTTTCCCAAGCGATCAGCGCGGGTGAGGTTGCGACATTTGACGACGGCTCAAAGGAGATCAAGAGCCGTGGCAATCTCTCACCTGAGCAGATCGACGCGCTTGGCGCAGCATCTCAGCAAGGGGCTTTATTCGCGAGCGTACAAGATGGTCTGAATGTGTACGTCTTCAACAGCTCAGCAGATCCAGACCGCTCATTAACTTTACTGACTCAAGGTGATCGGTACTCGCTTAAAACAACAGACTTCAGACCACCAAATGAGCGCGACCAACGCGCTATACCGGAGGGTAAAGAGCAACGCGCACCGGTGCCTAAGCAGAAGCTTGATGAGGCACTTAGCGCGATTCAGGCGCTCTTAGAGAAGAATCCTGATCTCGCGTCAGATCCCAGAGTAGCCGCGCTCATAGGCCCGCAGTCCAAGCCGAAGCGCGAAGGGCGAAGCGATGAGATGTTTTTGACAGTGGACGGCAAAGAGCGCAAAGCCGCGTTTCGATATCAGCTTGTTGAGGTTGGTGATTGCATTCCCTCTCATGACCCCGTGAGCTTCAGTAAGCGCGAGGATTACCCCGAAGGCATCCAAGAGCGCATCTACCACCAAGACCGCATGGAGCAGCTCAAAGTTCAGCGCAACGCGGGGAGAGCGTATGAGCCATCATACTTGATCAACACGAACCCAGACGCGACCAACGGCCCGCCGATTGTGACGCCTGACGGGATTGTGTTAGGTGGCAATAGCCGAGTAATGAGCACTCAGCTTGTACACATGAACAACCCCGAAGGGCGAGAGCGCTATAGAGAGAAACTCTCACAAGACGCGGCGATTTACGGATTTAATCAAGCCGATATTGACGCGATGGATAACCCAATGCTTGTGAGAGTGTATGAGCCAGAGCAGACCGATAAGAAGCACCTTGCTAAGCTCGTTAGAGCGATGAACGAGAACAAGACACAGGGGATGGATGAGCGCACCGCTGGACGCGCGGCCGCCGCCAAGGTCTCACAACGCACTCTTCAAATACTTCAGCAAGGGCTAGACAAATCCCCTTCCTCGTCCTTTAACCGATTCCTCACCAAACCATCAAAGGCGCTCACAGCGTTTAAAGAGGCGCTGTACCGAGACGGTATTCTAAACGCTCAAAATGCATCTGAGCTCATACGCTCACAAGACGGCACGCTCACAGCTACAGGCCGCGAATATATGCAATATATGTTGACAGGCTATGTGGTGAACGATGATCGATTACTTCCCAATCTCGACTATGCAACAATGGAGCAGCTTACTGTAAGCCTCGGCAAGCTAGCAGCGGCGGGGATAGGCGAGACGGAGCGCGCCAGTCTACAGAACGCAATCGCCGTTTATAACTCCGCGATTAGCCGTGATTTGCTGCCGCAAAAAGGTGGTAAAAATCTGATTTCGAGGCGTAACCGCGCGATCGATATAATCATGTTAGAGGAGCAAGAGTTAGGGCTCGCAGAGGCGGGGGCAGAAGGTAGCGATAGTGATGAATTGAGCGTCTCAAAGATCCCTATAGGAGAGATTAAGGAACGAGTGAGAAAGGATCCTTTGAGTAGTGCCTTTTTGAAGATTCTCACGCTTAACCCGGGTACACGTCGCCTTGAGGATACAGTAGAGCGCTTCATTGAACTAACCAAAGATACAGGGCAGTCTAGCTTATTCGGCGGTGATGATGTGCTCGATTACTCTGAAGCCGCGAACCAGCTTGTAAAGGAACTCGCGAAAACACATGATGTTCCTGCGCGGCTGTACGAATTACCTCAGAAGGCCTCTTCGAGTTCACGAGATCAGGAGAAGAGCGCCCGATCTCTACTCGATCTTTATAAGGCGCTGAAATGCTAATATTAGATGCTGAGCTTCGGACGCGTCAAACAATCACAGATCACGATGACGCGCTAAGCGTACAGTTATTGGGGGCGCGCGCTTCGGGGTTATCTCGCGAGCGAATAGAGGCGCTGGTACGGTCAGGACACTTAGACGCGGATCAACTCAGAGGGCTCGATGTAGGCAATCTCTCAGGGCCCACCAACCCCATACTCTTTATCAGGCTCATAGGCACCCCATACGCCCGCGCGAACCCTGAAGAGAGGGCGCGTATGAGAACATGGAGCCTCGCGAGATGGAGGCAGCGCTTAAGCGGAGTAGACCAGCGCACGCCCACGATACAACCCTTACCTCCGCTTCCGCCTCGAGAGACGAGTGCTTTCAGCCCTGCGCTTGAGCCTCACGCCCGCGCAGTGCCTGAATATTTCACCACAGCAGAGCGTGTGGGAGTTGTGAGCGCCTTTGAGAGCGCGGGTTCATATATTAGGGGCTTGGGGGCACGTTTTGCCGATGAAGCAAGCGCTGAGTTTTATGAACAATGGGGAGGTGAGCGTTTACTGAGCACCCCTAACCCCGTCAAACGAGCGCGTATGCTCAAAGTGATTAGAGAGGAAGTCGGCGCGGCCGTGCTCACGAAAGATCAAGCGCGTGATGTTGCGCGGCGGATCCGCCAAAGATCAGGCGATTTGGCGCGAGACTTTGAGCGAATCGCAGAAACCGAACTTCAAGCCACTCATAACGAAGGGCAAGTTCTACAAGCCGTCGAATTGGACGGTGAAGAGGCGCGTGTTGCACGCATCCCTGAGAGCGGCGCGTGTGGTTATTGTTTGAGCGCGTTTATCGACTCGGAGACGCAACGCCCTATAATCTTTGAGGTTGCTCAAATTGTTGAAAATGGTTCAAATGTTGGAAGAAGGCGCCGTGACTGGAAGCCTTCTCTCTATCCGATGCACCCTCACTGTAGATGTGATACTATCCCAATAAGTCCTAACCAGACGATCACCCGCTCTGGTAGGTTGGAGGCAATATGAAATTCGACTTACTCAAGGCTGAAAAATCCGATACTCGCAATACGGCTAAAATTGCAGGTGTGATTTCTACAGATCAAGTTGACCTGCAAGGAGAGAGGGTACTGCAAGAAGGGCTTGATTTTTCTTATTTTTTAAGAAAGGGGACGTTCAACTATGAACATCAGCCCGGCGCGCAGAACCTGCTAGGCTATCCCACCAAAGTGACCCAACGCAAGGGATATACAGAAGTTGAGGGCGTGCTACTCCTAGACAAACCGAAGGCGCGTGACATCTTCGAGACCGCCAGCGCGATGATCAAGGCGGGCGGGCATCGAACTTTGGGCTTTTCGGTCGAAGGCCGCGTAATAGAGCGCGACCCACAAGACCCTAAAATCGTTCGCAAAGCTCAGGTGATCAATTGCGCGATCACAAGCAACCCGATCAACCCTGATACATCATTAGAGCTGATCAAGAGCGTGAGCGCGTGGTTAAAAAAGGGCTCAGTAGGCTATCAGACACCTAGTCAAGTGAACGGTCAATCACTACAAGGTCTAATCCCCCAACAATTAGATTCTACTGTGAACGCAAGCTATAACGCCTTGAATGATGAGCGTTTAAGCTCTATAATCATTAAGTTAAGCAAATTGTACCCCAATGTTGAACGAGGCGCGCTAACCCGCGCCGCTCAAGAACTAACAGGAGTCTTATGAGTAATGATCTCATTGACATGATGATGAGCGCGGGAGTTGATCGCGACGTAGCAGAGCGCAGAGCTGCCGCTTATCTACGAGACCGACAGGACGAAGCGCGATTTGAGAAAGCCCTCACCGCGCTTGACGACGTAGCAGAGGCCCAACGCGAAGCGGAAGAGGCGCAATATGAGCGTATGAGCAAGGCGTTTAACGATGGCCAAGAGACCGTTGCAGAAGCACTTGCGCCCGCACTCGACGCGCTGTTAACAGAACAACGCGCACAGAATGAAGCTCTTTGTAAGGGCCTTCAGGGCGCGCTTGAGCTCATCAAGTCGCTTCAAACAGAGGTGAAGGGCCTTCGCGGCGCTCACGTCGCTGTAGAGCCTGAGCCTATGGCCAAGAGCGTATCCTACATCCCCGCGCCGGGTGAGGTGTCAGGCGCAGATACATCTCGCGATGACCTCTTTAAAGCGCTCTCTACTATGACCGTGAATGAGCCAGCGCGCGCCGCTGAGATGATGGAGGCCGCCGCGCTTCTGGAGTCAGGTGCGGACCCTCAAACAATCAAGAACCGATTCAACATTTAAAGGTATAATCAATGCAAGGCATTCCTTCAAGCGCCGATATGGCAGCTCTCATGGGCTCTCTCTCAAAGGGCTCTCTCGATCTACCACGCCCAACTAACGCGGGCTATCAAACACCCCTCGTTCCCGCGGGCGGAACTAATAGCCTCTCGCCTCTCGTACCCCAGCAGCTCGCGCAGACCTTGAGCATTGCTACTAGTAGCATGAACGATCTCAAGCTCTGGCCGATGCTCGTTAAGGTGCAGGCTCTGAACACAGTTGTTGAATATAACCGTGTACTTAAGCACGGCGGACAGCACAGCCCCTTCATCAGCGAGGGCGGCAACGGGATCTTGAACCGTTCAACCTACGAGAAGGTCGCAACCAAGATCCGCTACATGGCGGAGCGCCGCGAGGTCACTGATCAAGCATCAATGGTCTCTATCGTAGGCCCTAGCGCTGATGCTATCGCAGAGGAGACTCGACGCGGAACTGAGAGCTTACTTCAGCGCCTTGAGCTCAACCTCTTCCACGCTGATGAGAGCAAGGACTCTAACGCTTTCAACGGCATCATCAAGCAAATCAAAGATGGTGGTAACGTAGCCGATTTGCGCGGAAAAGCACCAAGCGCGGTCTATCTCTCTGAGATCCTCGGCCATCTCTACAGCGCGCCTCTCTATGGTATGGTTACTCATATCATGGTAACGCCTCGCGTGCTCTCTGAGTTGATCAAGCAGACCGTCCATCACGGCCGCCATGATCAGATTCAGGTCAATAGCGGCGCTGTGACCTTCGGCGCGGCTTCACTCACCATCACTGGGCCTTATGGTCCTGTTCAGGTGGTCTCAGCACCATTCTTGGAGCGTCATGATCGCATCGCGCCCGCGCTCGGTGAAAGCTCAGTGTTTGAAGGCTCCTTAGCGGCTCCAACTGTTCAGGTGCAGAGCGCGGCGGGTGCTAACGCAGCGTCTAAATTCGTCGCGGCGGATATTGGAGATTATGTGTACCGTGTTGTAGCGGTTGGCTCTAACGGCGTCTCAGCACCGGTTGACACTGCGGCGGTAACGGTCGCGGCAGGTGAGCAGGTCACGTTCACCATTCGCCACTCGGATCACACCAACGTTAAATATCTTCGTGTCTACCGCTCCGCTAAAAACGCCATTGACGCAAACGGCGCGCTCTTGATTGATGAGGTTGCTGTCTCTGCTCAAGATACCGTGATCATTGATAACAATGAGAACATCCCCGGCACGTCTGAGATCTTGTTCTTGAACTTTGCGCCTGACTACATGTGCTACTATCAGATGCTCAGTCTGGTTCGTCGCCCGCTCGCGCAGATCTCAACCACATTCCCATTCCTTCTCATGATGTTTGGGGCGCCCGCTGTGAAGTTGCCAACTAAGATGTACTGTGTACGCAACGTAGGTATTAACGCTTCTAGTGGCCTTGAGGGCATCAGCGATGCTGCTCTTCTCGGTCTTCACACCTAAGAGTTGATTGAGGAAGCCCAATGAGCACAATCAAGATCAAACATCCTCGACTCAAGAACGCTGAGCTCTCGCTTGCTGATGGTCTGGTAACCGTCAACGCAGAAGGGATCATCGAGGGTAATCTTTCAGCAGCTCAGCGGGCTAAAGCTTCCCTGATGGGATGGGAAGTGATCAGCGAAGAGGCGCCAAAGCCTAAGCGCAGGCGTACGACGCGAAAAAAGACCGCTTCTAAAAGCGATCAAGACGGGTAAGGATTCCTAATATGGCCACCATTCAAGAGCGCGGGTATGATGTGCAGTACCTCAAGAACACCTATCTGCTAGGTGTAGATTTAACTCTTGATGATGGGTCACCTTACCCCGAAACTATCTTTACAACGTCCATTGAGCAAGCCGCGCGCGCAGTCAGCGACGAGCTCGGCTTAGTGTTTGACGTGCAGATGTTCTCAGAACGTCACGACAAAGAGCCCGACGCGGCGCCCGCTTGGCATCCTATTAGGTCACGCTATCGGCCGATAATTGATGTGGAGGCGCTAAACATTGTGTACGGTAACAGCACGACGCGCGCAGAGCTCCCCCCGCAATGGGCTCAGATTACAGAGCCCATGGCAGGGCAAATTCACATTATCCCCACAACAGAGGGTGCTTCTAGCTACATCATCGCGGGCGGTACGCCTGTTATTTTGGGACTCGGCGGGCTCAACGCTGAGTATTATATCCCCGCTTACTTTGAGCTTGATTATCGCGCGGGCTTCCCCTTCTACGAGGGCACAGCGACGATTAGCGCGGGTCAGAGTTCCGTGGAAGTAAGCACGCCTCAGAGGTTTGTTGATCGCTACGACGTGAAGGCGCCCGGGGCCACGGTGAGCGCCAAAAGACACGATAAGTTCACCTTGAGCTTGAGCGCCCCCGCAGCACAAGACACAGATATATCATGGACAATCGACACGCTGCCCCAAGATATCGCGCGCGCGGTGATGCTCAAGAGCTCACTCTTAGCGCTCGATGTGGCAGGTGATCTCATCGCGGGCGCAGGTCTCGCGATGGTCTCTACCTCGATGGATGGCCTATCACAAAACATCAACACCACGGCGAGCGCGACAAACTCAGGTTATGGTGCACGTGTGCTCCAATTCACTAAAGAATATAAGGAGTTAATCGCCACACTCAAGGCAACCTATCGCGCAATAAATATCATGGCTCTCTAAGATGATATTAGGTTCACGCATCCCCCCAAAGCTCAATCCGCGCGCGGATTTTAAGCCTGAACAATTCCGTAAGGTGATCATATCACATGGCCTCGACGTCGAATGGCAACAAGCCGCCGAGTGTCCTTGCTCTCAACCTTCATCTCATTTCGGCTTCTCGCTTCCCGGGGCCCCTTCGAGCGCAAGCGAACAGGCGCGCGTGGATTGCCCCGCGTGCCACGGTCGAGGCTACCTCTACCATTCGGCGCAGACGGTTAAAGCCGTGGTCACAGGGGCGCGGAAAGAAGAGCAGAGACACGGCCCCGCAGGTGCGACCGAATACGGGCGCGGCTCTATAGGGATGACACTATTACCTGAACACTTACCTGTGTATGGGGACCGTTTCACGCTCATAGATTCCGCGATCGTGTACCGCGAGACAATCAAGCGCGGTACAGGTGCCACAGACACCACACGGTATCCTATCGCCACGCGATCACATGACCTCGCAGGCGGCGCGGTGAGCTTTGGTGTACGGCACCTAATCCCCGCCAACGCTCAAGGGGTTGTTGATCCTTCGGGGGCATTGGTGGAGGGCTCTGATTTCACGGTGAATGGAGATGGCGCTATTGAGTGGATCAATGCACCCAATGAAGGCGACCGCTTCAGCGTGACCTATTACGCGCACCCTGTTTACATCGTCACGAATCACCCCCACGCAATCAGAGACACCTACATCAATTTCAAAGCAACCGCGCCTTATCACCAAGAGCTTCCTATATACGCAGAACTACAATTAGAGTTCTACGGGCAGGATGATAACCGATGATCAACCTCAGAGATTACGGGCTCGACCCGCGCAACCGCCAAGCGCGCGCTAAACGTGTTGCCGTTGCGATCGCGGCAGCTTGGAAAGCCACAGCTCATGATGCGGGTGATGATCTCGGTTCGGTGCTCAGAGACTATAAACGCGGTATCACGATCACGGAAACGAGCCCTGATTTCGTGATCGTGACTTTACAAGGTGTGGTTCCTAATTTGTTAGAGCGCGGTCAAGCGCCACATGATATGAGAGATTATCTCTTGCGTACAGTGCGCCCCGGCGCGGCTCCCATTCGACGCGATAAAAAAGGCCGACCGTATCGCTTCATCATGTTTAGGCGCAAAGTCACAGAAATTAGGCGCATGGGAGACGCGAGCGCTTACAGCGACGCGAAGACCCTAACCGCGACTATGAGCGGTAGTGAGGGTAAATTGATTTACGGTTCACGTATGGAGAGCGGGCGCGCGGCTCACTATATCAACAAGAGCGGCGTGAGATCTGTATCAGACGCTTTGAGCGGTATGGTCAAGCTTGTTGGTGTAAGCACCTCTGAAGGCGCCAAAAGAGGCGCAAACACCACTTACGCCACGTGGCGTACCGTGAGCTACAAGCGCCCTGAAGCTTGGCAACACCCCGGCCGACAAGCGCTCAATCTCGCTCAAAGTGTTATCCGCAATATCAGCGAGATTGTAGAGAGTGCGGGCCTATGATACATCATCACCTCACAACGGCTTTAAGAGTTGCTGTAAACTACTATTTAGACGCAGATAATCAAGCCTCAACAATCGCTCAGCTCTATGCTCCCGCTCATGATGAGTCGGCACTGATTCAGATCATCGAGGAGTTGCGCAACGCTCCGCCTAAAGTGATCCCTCATGCTACCGCAGGAGCTCAAAAACTCCCGCTCATCGTCGCGCAACAACTCAGCCGCGCTGTGATTCATCGCCCGTTAGGGGGACACTCAGGAGGCTTAGAGCAGACGATCAGCCGCCAAACGGCTATGGTTGAGATCATGGCGGCAGGTGTCGAGGCTACAGAGACGCTTTCCCAAATGGTTGTGCTCGCACTGCACGCGCTCAGGTCCGACTTTTTGCGGAATGGTTATCTATCATTTCAGTTCGAGGATGTCGCAGAACTAGCACCTCAAGAACAGCTCGCGGCCGAAGAATTAGGCGTCTTTGTACGGCGGGTTAACATTAGCGCGATGCTGCACGATACGGCATCACGTAACTCATTTAGCACAGATGAAATCATCGGAACACTGACCCTCAATCTATCCCCTTTAGGTAGAGTGAGACCTATTTAAATTTCCCATAGGAGTGCAATCAATGCCTAGTATTCTAAACTCTTCAGGTTTTCCGCGTACAGCGCGACCCGGTATCTATTCGAGGATTGACGCGAGCGCTCTAAGCGGTGGGGATATCACCAGCGGACACATCGCTATTGTGGGCGACTTTCCACAATTCCCCAGTCAACAACCCTCACAATTTACATCTCGACGGGCCTTACAGGCGTATGATTTGAGCGATCATGATTTAGCACAGCTTGCTCAGCTCGCCTTCAGCCCCTCAGACGACCCCGCCGTTAGCGCGGGCGCGTCTAGCGTGAGAATGGTAAACGCGCGAGAGAACACAACTCAGGCCAGTTTAGAAATTGGCCCTCTAACACTCAAATCTAAAGTGTGGGGAGAGCGGGGGAATCGACTAGGCGCAACGCTCACCATTGCAGGTGATACATACACTTTGAACCTTTCGCGTAATGGGCTCACTGAGCAGTTTGAGGCCGATAACGCCGATCTCTTCAGCCTCGAAAATGAAGACGCCTCTCATGATTTGATTTTTAGCCTAGAAAACGGTGTTGCGACACTCACACGCAATAGCGTAACATTGATCTCCGTGAACTCTACAGAAGCGCCAACACTCAAAGAATTGGTTACTTTACTTAACGGTGTTGCTGATGTAAGCGCTACACTCATTGAGCAACGTAGTATTAACATCTTAGAGCTTGATCTTCTTAACCAAACGATCGGCACAAGTGCAACTGAGACGCTAAAGGCGCCTGCTTATCGCCTCCACCAGACGCTTTTAAATTCGGTGCTCGTCTCGGCTTCACTGGACAACATCAGCCCCGCCGCCACATTAAGCGCAACCACTCAAACGGCTTCGGGCGGCGTTAACGGGGCCACCCTCAACTACACTGAAGCGCTCCAAAGTGTAGAAAGTTCAGATGTTCAAATTGTTGTGCTCTTCACGCTTGACGCGAGCTCTCAAAGCAAACTAAGCGAGCACCTCACAGCAAGCGCAACAGCAGGATATGAGCGCCAAGCTTACTGTGCTATTGCCTCTTCTGAATCACTCGCCAGCGTGAAAACACGCGCGGCAAGCCTGAATAACCCGGGGATCGCGCTTACAGCACAAAGTATTGATCTCATCTCTCCACGCGGTCAAAGCGTCACGCTTGATCCCCGCTATACCGCGCTGATGTTGGCCGCGATGCAAGCGGGATCAGACATAGGGGAACCCCTGACGCGCAAACGCCCGCGGATCACCAAAACAACGCAATCTTGGAATGTTCACAATGATATTGAGCAGGCGCTACAAAGCGGAATCATTACGATATCCACAGATAATCTAGGGCCTCGCGTTGAGAGATCGATTACCACCTATCTCACGGACAACAACCCCGTGTACTCGGAGATCAGCGCTTATGAGAGCATGCTCACGAGTTTGAGAGATATTCGTATAGCGCTCGCGGATCAAATAGGACGCCCCACGCGCGCTTCTCAGATCTCCTTGATTTCAAGCAGAGTCCAAAGCCGCCTCACGGCACAAGTGAGAGATGGTGTGATTAAGGCTTTCCAAAACATCACGTTGGAAGATCTAGGCGATGAGATCGCGATTAGCTATGAAGTCGCGCCCGTCGAGCCACTAAACTTCATCAGCGTTACCGCCGTAGCAGTGCGCCTCTAAATAAGGGTTTTTAAAAATGCCAAACTATCAAGGTATCAGCGGCGCGAGCTGCAAAGTTTTTCTCACAGGTACGGGCCAAGAAATCGGTTGGGCTACGGGCGTTAATGTTTCAGAAAACCTACAAACTCAGCGCGTTGACGTGATCGGTGAGATTGACTCACAAGAGATCATCCCCGTGAGGCGCACCGCAACAATTACCGTTGACGCAATTAAAATCAGTCAGCAAGCCCTTGAAGACAATGGAGCATGGCAAAAAGGATCAACTACCGACATACTCAACGCGGGGGGAATCGATATGGCGATCATTGACGAATCAAGCGGAGGGGCATTGATCACGCTTGAGGGATGCAGACCCACTACGCGCAACTTTAGAGTAGACTCGAGCTCAATTTTCAGCGAGAATTTAAGCTTTGAAGTAAGACGTCTAGTGTATCCTAATCAGTAGAGTGACCTATGAGCTTAAGAGAGATCGCGGCTAGTC